ACGATTCAGCAAATGCCGCAAGTTATGATTATAATCTTAATGGTCAATTCCAAAATTTAGCCGCTTCAAACTTTTCAACCATAGACGGAACAGTTGTTAATTATCTTACTATAATTGCAGGAGCTGCAGGAACTACTTTAGTAGAAGCACAAGTGTTACCGGCTGAAAGAAATGCCCCAGAAATTGAGGTAATTGTGTAATGTCTTTTGGTGGTGGGGGCAGCGGCGGATCAGCTACAGTAGCTGCACATACTCATAACTCAACTTTATCAGGTGATGGGGGGGCTTTATCATCAACATTAACTCAATTAGATACTTCCAATATATACACTAGAATTATCGTGGGTGCCTGAATATGAAAATTAACGGACTTATTGAAAAACCGCTTTGGTATGATATTAAATGTAAATGTAATCATGATACGATAGAAACTGAATTTCCTATTGCTGAATGTTTGCATTGTCAGTTTCAAGCTCAAGAGAATTCAATGCCTAGAGAAGATTTTGTAATTAAAGAAAATGATATTGATGATGATGGTAATTCATTAGAAACTACACATGATAAAACAATTAGTAAGATTACAATCGATAGAGGAGAAAAATACCAAGAAATACGAGGGTGGATATTTTAGCAGTAGGCGACATAATTAACTTCATGGCAACAGGTGGTGTAACTACGTATCAGCCTGCAAGTGGGGTAGAGATAATGATTTTGAGAGTTATGGTAAATGCTACTATTACAGAAGCTGGAACCACAGATGGAATAAACAAAGCTGTTGATTATTACGGTGCGGCTGTCCCCTATGTATACATGGTTCCTAAATTGGGAATAACTAACACAATGTATTATACAATGTCTACCGGAAGTAATAGAGGCTTTTCAGGTATTCAAATAAAATAAGGTGGTGGAATAATGGAAAATGAATTAGCTACTTTAGGAGTTATCTTAGCCGCTGTAATCGTACCGATTAGTACGATAGCGATGCTCAAGGTACATAACGCGAATAAATAATCATGATTGAATACTTAACACCGGCTTTGCTATTCTTTGTTCTAGCGTTTGCAGTTGAAACAAGAATGAAATTAGCCAAGTTATGCGGTAGATTAGACAAATAAGGCTAGAGTGGAAATAAAGGGGGGGTAGGGGCGTATGCCTAGACCTATAAGATTAATCTTCTAAATCTGACCAATCAAAGAGGACTTTGCAATAATTACACCTTACTTGATAAGCTGCAGTTATTGGTTCGTCACATTCTGGACACGTTGACCATATCCATTTTTTCCATTTATTCATTTTCTGTCTCTCTAAATTCTAATGATGAAACAATTTCCAAATAATCTTCTCTGGTTTGATGACCTAAAAACCAAACTTGCTTCATCATGTCATCACATAGTTTACGGTTTAGGACTTCACTACAACCGTTTTCTTTATTTATTTTCCATTTTTCGCTAAGAACTTGTAAACGTTCTTGACGTTGTTTTTGTGTTGGCATACATACAGTTACACACGTACACATTATAAATTTATTCGAGTTTCCACCCCTAACCGCTTTATTAAATTTTCAGCGTTTAGGGGTTCCCCAACCCCTTTCAACCGTTCCCCCATATCCACTTCCCGAACGGTATCACTAAAGGATAGAAAGTGTCACCACAGTAGCAAAAATAAACTTAGCGGTGTAAAGTGAAAAAAGGGGATAGATAGGGGGTGAAGGGGGAAAGAAAGGGGAGAACAAAACAGTTTTAACAGTATGGATAGTATGAACAGTATGTTAGAATACATAATTTTAATTTCCGTAGTAGTTGCCGGAATATGTGGGATAGTAGTAACGAAAAACGTGTTTGGTTCCAATGAGATACATGGTAAATTAAAAAATAGATATTTAGAATATATTGATAACTTGGAAAAAGATAACAAAAAACTTACAGGAAAATTAAACAAGATGAAACAAGGCGTAACAATATCAAAAGATGATTATGATAGTGAAAACCCTTTAGGAAATATCGGTGCATTAATTTCACAATTCGCACCAATGTTACCAAAAAACATTCAACCCCTTTTACAAAACCCTAGCACTATGAAATATGTAGAAAAATTAGTTACTGAAAATCCGGATAAAGTTAAAGAGTTAATTGAAAAATTTGTAAGTAAAGGAAAAACAAAAGACAATGCAACACCCGATATCGATACAATGTCAGTATAAGGGTAAATACTGCACCGCTTGTTATGCCGGTTTTGGTATAATATGGAATGGCGACACCTTTAAAATTGACAAGTGCTTATTTTGTAGAAGATGGTTAAACTAAATGATTTCATTATTCCGCTTGTTATCGGTGCGGTTCTTTCTGTTGTACTCTCTAAGAAAAAAACATCTTTTGCATTACCTGTTGTCAATCCATATTATACGAATATTGCTACTGCACAAGCTAAAGCAGTTTACAAACTTGACACCAATATCGAAACTCTACAATCAGTTAAAGAAAGTAATTTAGGAATTGCAAAATCAATTTTAGATTATGAAAAAAATCTCTCTGATCTAGACATTTCTAAAATTCAAAATGAGTTGGGAAAAACACAATCATTCATTTCACAACAGCAAAAAGTAGGAGCTCCAAATTTATCCGGAAACGTTGCTAAACTATTATCTGGAAATTGGAGTGCTCAAGGATTATTATCTAAATTTAATTCAATGATTAATTATAATGCTAGAGTTGGTTTGCCTTTTGGTGCTTCAATTTTTCCTGATTTGCATATAGGCGGTGAATCCGGTTCCATGATTCAAGCCGCCGCAAGATATGAAAAAGCACAAGAAAACATTCAAGCTGCTAGTCAATTAGTTTTAAGACAGCAGGGCGAAATAGATAGGTTACAAGATGAATATCAAACTAGATTCGGCAGTTTAAGCCGATATGGTTAAATTGTAATACGATATTAGTAGGCTATGGTTTCGTTAAATTCCATTATGACTTTAGGCGTTTTAGGCGGTGCAGCATTAATTTATTTCAAGTATGGCGGTTTATCCGGTATTGGTCAAGCTTTAGGCGGTGCGGTTTCGGGCTTTGGTTCTGGTATAACACAAGGATTAAACAGATTTGGAAACGTTGTTACAACACCTGAATCAAACGCACCAAACAGAACTGCAAGAATCGTAGAGCAAGAAGCACTCGGAGAATATGTAACACAAATTCCACAAGAACAAACACAAGAAGCTTTAACAGCACAGCAAAAAGGCGGCTTAACTTTTGCGGGATTTTTAGAAGCTCATAATTTAGGCGGCACAATTAATTTAAGAACTAATGAATTAGTAAATGCTTACGGTGTCCAACCTTTAGACTTTGTAATTAATGGCAGCGGTGGAATTAATACCGGTCGTGTTGGTTTATCTGATGCAACCCTAAAAGCACAAACAGAACTATCTGCAAAATATGGAATACCAACTTTTGATACAGTAGGCAACTTGTCGACCTTTGGCGGTATTGCAACGGGAAACCCTTACGGCAATTATGCTAATCCAGATTATCCGGTGACTTCATAAAATGAAACTAAAAGGAGCTAAGAAAGCCGCTTTTTTAAAGCGTATGGCATTAGGACGAAAGAAGGCACAAACTAAACGAATAACGAAACGAAAAGTAACCTCTAGGAGCCGAAAAACAACACAAACAAGACGAAAAGCAACACCCTTAAAAAGAACAACAACCAAAAGAAAAACAATGATTTCAAGACGTAAAAGATACACACGTTCTGCAAGACGCGGCACTAAAGGTATTGGAAGTTCATTGAAAACAGGTATGATAGGCGAAGTCGTTAAAGGCATTGGTGCCGGAACATTAGCTTCTGTCGTTGTAAGTAGAGTTGCACCACAATATGCACCTATTGCAAGTGTCGGAGCAGGTTTCTTAACCGGTGGTATTATTGGCGGAGCTGCAAATCTTTTGCTTTCAGGTGGATTAAGTTCACTTGGTGGTATGTTCGGCGGTGCTTCTGCACCGGCACAGGAGTTTGGTGTTTAAAATGGCACTACCTGTACAAAGAACTTATACCGGCACAGTAGCTGCATTAAATGCACCTGTGTTTATGCAAGACAATCAAACCCTGCAAAATAACTTCTTAACTTTAACACCAAACGTTTTACAAGACGTTGTAATGAATCCGGATTTAGCAGCAACACAACTTTACACCTTTACTTTGGTAAAGAACGGTAATGCAACTTCTGTCAGGGCTTTTAGTTCTGCCATTAGTCCAACTACTGCAGGTAGAGTTCCAATAGGTCCCGTTAGCATGTCTAGCGGTTCATATCAATGGCAAGTTACACAAACTGCCGGTGCAGTTGCAAGTCCTACAATCCTTGCAAGATATGCAAGTCCCCTAAACTGAGGTTTTTCAGTTGACTTTTTCCTTATCTAATCAACCAAATATCAGCACATTACCCCTACTTTATCCGGTAAGAGTTATCTGTGCAGCCGGTGCAACTACCGGAATATCATTTCCCGACCAATTCATGGGTAGGGCAGTTTCAATTAAAATAAGTAATAACGATTCAGCAAATGCCGCAAGTTATGATTATAATCTTAATGGTCAATTCCAAAATTTAGCCGCTTCAAACTTTTCAACCATAGACGGAACAGTTGTTAATTATCTTACTATAATTGCAGGAGCTGC